AGAGGCGCAGTTGCTGGCCGCCGAGCGGGAGCGGGAGACGGCGCGGCGTGCCGAGGCCGTGTCGCGCGCCAAATCCGAGGCGGACGTGCTGGCTGCGCGGGTCGAGGCGCGGGCCATCGCCACCAGCGAGGATCGCCGCAAGGCGGAGAAGAGCTATCGCCGTCAGGCGCGGGACCTCCGCCGTGAGCTCACGCCGAAGAGCGCGACAGACGATGGGCCGACGCCGCACACCAGGCGGCAGCATCGCAAGACGAGCTTCGAGCGGCTGTGCGAGGCGAAGCTCGTCACCGGCGAGATGCTGCAGGCAGCGCAGGAGGTCGAGCGCGTCTATCTCGCCATCTGCGGAGCGACGCTGGTCCGTGGCCAGTCGCTTGATTCGGGCGGCGGACAGCCGCGCCCGATGGCGAATGGCGTGGCGCTTGCGCATGCGCTGCGCTACCGGCCCTGGGCGGACGCGCTCTCGGGCGTGCGCAAGCGGGGCGGGTGGCCGCTGCTGGAGCTGGTGATTGACGTGGTGGTGGACGGTCGCTCGCTCGACATTGTCGAGAAGGAGAGGGGCTGGAAGCACGGAACGGCCAAGTTCGGGGTGCTTTGGGCGCTGATGAAGTACGCCGTGATGGCGCGCTGGGCGGACCCGTCCGAGCTCACGTCGATCGAGCGGCGACATGGTTTGCACAGGAGGCTCGCCGAAGCCGCTTGACGCTTCGGGGGGAAACATGGTGCAAATTCGTCAGGTCTCAGACCTACGCCCGCCCGGAGCCCCGTGGCGGGCGTTGCCGTTTCCGGGGCACCACCCGAGGATGCGAGCGCTGCCTGCGGCCTACAACTGGCGCTGCTTCGCGGCGGTTCGGATCATGAACTCCAGAGCGGCGATGGTCAGCTCAAGGTCGGCGATCCTGCTGATTATTCGGTCTGGCGGAAGCGAACCTGATTTCGCCGCCGAGGCCACGAGGTTCGCCTGCTCTTCCCGGAGCCGTCTAAGAAGCTCTCGATCGTCCCTCATGTCCTTAGTGCCCTCTAGGAAATGAAATAACGCGGCCCTTGCCTTCAGCGGCGATCGTCAGGAGGTATCCGCTGTAGCGGAGCCCGTTGCCCCGAAGGATCAGCGTCGCTCCGGAGGCGCTAGCGGCTTCAGCAAGAGCGACGAGGTCCGCGCTGGAGCACGGTTTTCGGCAGCTATCTAGCGGCCTCACCAGCTAGGCTGGTGGCGAAAATGGAAGACCTTCCTCTGCGTTGGTCTTTGGCTGTAACCGTAGGTGCTTCCGGATCGGACGATCAGGACGATACGACGGAAAGCGCCTCGACGATTAACACAGAGGATTGCTGAACCATGTTTTCGTCAAACCAAGTACATCTGGCGTAAGTAAGAAGTTCATGAACGTCGATTGATATGACCGTCATGTCGGGGCCCCCTGATTTTAACCGGACTACGTCACCGAGTTTGATGCCGTTGGTTTTCATTCTGCATGTCCCGCCATATCCAATCTTGTTTGGAGCTTGAATGACGAAGCCAGGAAAATCCAGCTTCGCCTGCTCAGTGGTTCCAAATCGAGGGTCAAGCGAAGGCAGAGGTGGTCTGCGTCCGTTGATGGCGTTGAAGACCATGCAGCCCCGGCTTCTCACCGTCGACACCCGCACCGTGAAGCCGCCTTCGAAGAAGGCCGACGCCGAGCTTCAAACGCTCGAACACAAGGGGTGGGCGCGCGAGGTGAAGCGACGGGCCGGCTGGCGTTGTGAGTGGATTGAAACCGGCCACCGCTGCACCAAGACAGCGCCTGAACATCGGATGTTCGCCGACCACGTCCAGGAGCGTCGCGACGGCGGCGAGCGCCTCGACCCGAAGAACGGACGATGCCTCTGCGGATCGCACCACGCGCTGAAGACGGCTCAGGAGCGAGCTATAAGGATGGCGCGCTAGGCTGCCGTGCTACTGCCTTCGACTACCGCAGCCAAGCGCATCAGATAAATCTAGGTCCGACTGCTGAGTGGATTAAAGTGCTTCTCTGGGACGAGGGGATCCAGTTCGGTGAGTGGCTTTGCTTTATTCCGAATCTCGGAGGCGAACTGCGCCCGCGCTTCTTCCGACGGTAGATCGTTCCCGAACGATTGGGCGAGGAATGCCTCAATGTCTGCGTCGGCGACGCTTTTCCCGCTAAGCGCGAACATCAGCGCGCGTGAATAGGCGGAGGCGGTCACCTCGGTGATGTCGCGAGTGCTCATCTGACAACTATGATGGCGATTGCACGCAATCGCCACAATTTCGGCGGCTGAGCGGCACGGCCAAAAGGCGGAGAGACGCTGCTCAGTGGACGCGCCTGCCTCGCCGACGAGGCTGAGTTCGAAGAGGGGCGACCTGATGCTTGTCGCGATGATCGAAGGCCCGACCCGCGTCATCGGGAAGAGTCAGGGCTACCTCGGCCTGCCTATCAAGGATGTCGTGATCGACTGCGCCGTCAATGGACCGAACACCCCCGCCATGCTGACGGCATGGACGCCCACGCCTGACGAGCTGGAGCGCCTGAACGCGGGCGCTGCGGTAATCCTCCGCATCCTCGGGACCAGACACCCGCCGGTCATGCTCGACGTCTGCGAGCCGCCCGCCATGACCGGAGGGTAGGGGGGCGAAAGTTCGGGGCCTAGGGGGCCGTTACCGCATCGGGTCACATGCGCGGATTTTTTTTCGGGCCGCCAGAATTTGGGACCTTCGCCGGCTGCCTGCCCCGCTCTGATCGTTGAGGAATGAGCAGTTTGGTCCTGTCATCCCTCTCGGGCCGGCTGAATATTTTTCGTTGGAGTGCGAGCCATGGATCAGGCCGTCGATCTGTGGGGCAATCCGATCCTTCCGCCCGAGGAGCGGCGCGGGCGGCCAAAGCACGTGCCGACCGAGGACAGCCGGCTGGTCGTGAAGGTGATGGCGGCCGTCAACAAGCGGCACTCGGAGATCGCCGAGGCTCTTGGCATTTCCGAACCGACGCTGCGCAAGGGCTACAAGGCCGAGCTCGCCGGGGGTCGCGCTCAGATCCGAGCTGAGGTCCTGTTCCTCATGATGAGGGAGGCCAAGGCCGGCAACGTCTCGGCCATGAACCTGATCCTGCGCCAGTTCGACAAGGCGGACCTCGACGAGGCCGCTCGGTCGTTCGATGGCGCCGAGCCCCCACGCCCCGCGCCGGCGCTCCGGGCAAAAAGGAGCAGGCCGCCGAGGCTGCCGCGATGGCCGGCGAAGGGACGGACTGGGGCGACGACCTGGTGCGAGGCCTGAGCGGAAAGCCGAACTGACGTGGCGTTCGGAGCTTGGTCGACCGCCTGCCCGGACTGGGAGGACCGCATCCGGCGGCGCGCATCGCTGGTTCCGGATCTGCCGCTGTTCGCCGACCAGGCGGAATTGGCTCTTCGGACCTTTAAACGGCTTCGGGTTCCTGACGTCGAGGGCACGCCGACCTATGGCGAGCTGTGCGACGAGTGGGTGTTCGACATCGTCCGGGCCGTGTTCGGCTCCTACGACATGCAGATCAAGAGGAGGATGATCCGGGAGTTCTTCCTCCTGATCCCCAAGAAGAACGGCAAGAGCTCGATCGCCGCCGCGCTGATGGTCACTGCGGCGATCATGAACCGGCGTCCGGAAGCCGAACTGCTGCTGATCGCGCCGACGAAGAAGATCGCGGACATCGCCTTCAAGCAGGCAGCCGGCATCGTTCGGCTCGACAAGGCGCTGAGGGATCTGTTCCACCCGCAGACGCATCAGCGGACGATCACGCATCGGCTCACCGGCGCTGTGCTGATCATCAAGGCGGCGGACACGGACGTCATCACCGGCTCGAAGGCGACCTTCATCCTGGTCGACGAGACGCATGTGTTCGCGAAGAAGCCGAAGGCGGCGGACGTGTTCGTCGAGATCCGCGGCGCGCTGGCGTCCCGGCCGGACGGATTCATGATCCAGATCACGACGCAGTCGAAGGACCCGCCGTCGGGCGTGTTCAAGACCGAGCTGCAGAACGCCCGCGACGTGCGCGACGGCAAGCTTGTGCTGCCGCTTCTGCCGATCCTGTACGAACTGCCGCGGGAGCTTGCCGCCGAGGGCGGCTGGAAGGACCCGGCCACCTGGTCGATGGTCAATCCGAACCTCGGCCGCTCGGTCGACGAAGCGTTCCTGCGGGACGAACTGACGAAGGCGGAGCGGGAGGGGACCGCGGCGCTGGCGCTTCTCGCGTCGCAGCACTTCAATGTCGAGATCGGCATGGGGCTGCGGTCCGACCGCTGGCCCGGGGCGGAGTTCTGGTCGAAGCGGGTCGAGCGCGTCCTCACCCTCGAGACGCTGCTCGAGCGCTGCGACGTCGTCACGATCGGGATCGACGGCGGCGGGCTCGACGACCTGTTCGGCCTGTGCGTGCTTGGCCGCGAGAAAGGCACGCGGCGCTGGCTCGCCTGGTCGCACGCCTGGTGCCACGTCGGAGTCCTGGAGCGGCGCAAGTCGATCGCGGCGAAGCTGCGCGACTTCGAGCGGGCCGGCGAGCTCACGATCGTCGACGACGAGCTCGGCGACATAGATGCCATCGTCGATGTCGTCGAGCGGGTGAAGGACAGCGGCCTGCTGGCGAAGGTGGGCGTCGATCCGGCCGGGCTTGGCGAGATCATCGAGGCTTTCGCCGAGATCGACGTGACGCAGGAGAACGACCTGCTGGTCGGCGTGCCGCAGGGCTACGGCATGATGAACGCCATCAAGACGGCCGAGCGGAAGCTCGCCAACGGCACACTCGTGCACGCGCAATCCGGGTTGATGGATTGGGCGGTCGGGAACCTGAAGATCGAGCCGACCGCCACTGCCATCCGGGCTACCAAGCAGAACGCCGGCGACGCCAAGATCGACCCCGTGATGGCGCTGTTCGACGCGGTCGTGCCGATGATGCTGAACCCGGAGCCGAAGGGTCAGTCGTTCTGGGACTCGGATGACGCCGTCGAGCGCATCCTCGGCATGGGAGCGTGAGGATGCGGCGAGCTGTGGAGGCGGCGAAGGTCGCCGCACGCGATCTCACGGGCGTCGCGGGCGTCGTCCTCATCAGCTACGGGGCATGGCTCGTTTTCGAGCCGGCCGGTTTCATCGTCGCCGGCGCGTTCCTTGTGACGGGCGCCGTGCTGGTCGGCCGAGGCGCATGAGGGGGCTATTCGGATCGCTTTCAGGCGCCCTCGGCGGGGCGCCCGAGGCGAAGGAGACCGATTACGGCTCGATCGAGCTTTGGCGCGATCTCTTCGGCGGCCCTGTCAGTCATTCGGGCGTCGCCGTCAACTGGAAGCGAGCGCTCGAGGTCAGCACCGGGTTGCGCTGCGCGACCATTCTGGCGGAGGCGATCTGCTCCGTCCCGTTCAAGCTCTATCAGCGGGTCGAACGGGACGGCCGTATTCGCCGCGTTGAGGCTCGGGATCATCCGCTCTGGGACCTGCTCGCAACCGGGCCGAATGACTGGCAGACGAGCTACGAGTTCAGGGAGCAGATCGGCCTTCACCTCGCCCTCTGCGGAAACGCGTTCGTCTTTCTCAACTGGGTGCGCGGCCGGATCGTGGAGATGATCCCGTTCGAGCCCGGGCACGTCACCGTCGAGCAGAAGCCGGATTGGTCGATTGAGTACCGTGTCACGCCGCCGGGTATGCCGCAGCAGACCTTTCCGGCCGGCGTGATCTGGCATCTTCGCGGACGCTCGTGGAATGGCTTCCTCGGCCTCGAGCCGATCAGGCTCTTGCGCGAGGCGTTCGGGCTCGCGCTGGCGACCGAGGAAAGCCACGGACGGATGCACAGCAACGCGGTGCGGCCGAGCGGCGTCCTTTCGGTCGAAGGCGAGTTGACGGAGAAGCAGTTTCTGAACTGGCGTCGCTGGATCGACGCCTACTACGCGGGTCGCGAGCACGTCGGGAAGGCCCTTTTGCTGGACCGGAATGCGAAGTGGCAGTCGCAGCAGATGAGCGGCGTCGACGCGCAGCATCTCCAGACCCGCGGCTTCGAGGTTGAGGAGATCTGCCGCGGCTTCGGCGTGCTGCCCATCATGGTTGGCTACACCGGCGACAAGAACAGCACCTACGCCTCCGCGGAGCAGATGTTCCTCGCGCACCAGGTGCACACGGCGCGGCCGCTCCAGCGTCGCGTCGAGGGCAGCGCCGATAAATGGCTCCTGACGCCGGCTGAGCGGAAAGCCGGCTTCTACACCGGCTTCGTCGACGGAGAGATCCTGCGCGGCGATGCGAAGAGCCGGGCCGAATACAACAAGATCGCGCTCGGCGGCGCCGGCAACCCCGGCTGGCTGTCGCCGAACGACATCCGCGGGCACGACGAGCTCGAGCCGGTGCCCGGCGGCGACCACATCTACGCGCCCGTCAACTCTGGGCCCATCGGTGAGGACGGGGTGCCTGTGGCCGCGGCCAAGCAACCCGGACCCAGCGAGTAGCCATCTCGCGCCGCCCTCTGGCTGGCAAGGAGACGACCATGATCAGCGCAAAGCCCGTCATGGAGACCAAGCGCGCGGACAACGCGACCAAGCACCTGGGCGTGGAGTTCGACGTCAAGTTCGCGTCCGGAGCCCCGGAAGGGACCTTCGCTGGTTACGCCTCAATCTTCGGGAACGAAGATCTGGGCGGCGACGTGGTTCTCAAGGGCGCCTTCCGCGACACGCTCAAGGATTGGAAGGCGAAGGGCAAGCTGCCCAAGATGCTCCTGCAGCACGGTCATTCGTTCGATCAGCACAGCCTGCTGCCGATCGGCGTCTGGAGTGCGATGAGCGAGGACAGCAAGGGCCTCTATGTCGAAGGCCGCCTGTTCGCGCTCGACACCGAGCGCGGCAAGACCGTCTACGCGGGGCTGAAGGAGGGCGCGCTCGACGGCCTGTCGATCGGCTATCGGGCCCGCGACTTCGAGTACGGCACGAAGCCGGAAGAGCCCTATCGCACCATCAAGAAGCTCGACCTGTTCGAGGTCAGCATCGTGCTCTTCGGGATGAACGAGGAGGCGACGATCGACGCCGTGAAGGCCGATCAGCGCCCCCGCACCATCCGCGAATTCGAGACCGCGCTTCGGGAGAAGCTCGGCTACTCGCACGGCCAGGCGAAGGCGATCGCCGAGCGTGGCTTCAAGTCGTCGGACCCTCGGGATGAGGACGGCGCGATCAACGACCTGCTGAAGACGCTGAAGAGCGTCAACGCAGGGATCTCCTGACCCTCATCCAGCGAGAAATCCAATGCCTGAGATCGAAGACGTCCTGAAGGACGTCCAGCGCGAAGTGAAGGCGTTCGGCGACAACGTCGGCGACCTGAAGAAGACGATGGAGAAGGACCTGGCGGACGTCCGCAAGCTTGCGGAGGAGGCCGGCGTGAAAGCGCTCCAGAGCCCGGCGTTCAAGAAGGACCTGGAGGCGCTCACCGCCGGCGTCGAGGCGAAGCACGCGGCGATCGAAGACCAGGTGAAGAAGATCCTGGACGAAGCCAAGGCGGGCGCGGAGCGCCTCGACGGCTTCGAGAAGCGCCTCAACCGGCCCGGCGCCGGCGGCGGCGCCGACGATGCGGCCAAGGCCTTGAAGGACGCGTTGGAGTTCAAGCGTGTCGCGATGTCCCGTCGCGGCGAGCTCAAGTCCACCACTATTCTCTCACCCGACAGCATCAACGTCGACGAGTACAAGGCCTACCACTCGTCCTTCATGTCCGCCTTGCGCCGTCAGGAGAACCACCTAACCCAGGACGAGCAGAAGGCGCTGATGGTCGGGTCCGACCCCGACGGCGGCTATCTCGTGCCGACGCAGACGTCTTCCCGGATCATCACCAAGGTCTACGAGACGTCGCCGATTGACGAACTCGCGACCCATGAGACGGTTTCGACCGACGCTCTCGAGATCCCGATCGACACGGATGAGGCGGGTGCCGGCTGGGTGGGCGAGACGGACGCGCGTCCCGAGACGGGCACTCCGCAGGTCGGCGTGCAGCGCATCCCGGTCCACGAAATCTACGCCAAGCCCAAGGCCTCGCAGCAGATGCTCGAGGACGCCGGGCTCGACGTCGAGGCGTGGCTCGGCCGCAAGGTTGCGGAGAAGTTCGCTCGGGTGCGAGCGTCCGCGTTCGTCGTCGGGAACGGCATCAAGAAGCCGCGGGGCTTCCTGACCTATCCGGCCGGCAGCGCTGGCGCCCGCGAGACCATCCTTCAGGTCGCTTCCGGCGACGCCAACAACCTGACTTCGGACGGCTTGATCAAGCTGCTGTTTGCGCTGAAGGACCGCTATCTGGCCAACGCCAACTGGCTCATGAAGCGCGGCACGGTGGCGTCCGTGATGCTCTTCAAGGACAGTCAGGGTCAGTACATGTGGCGGCCGGGCCTTCAGGAAGGCCAGCCGTCTATGCTGCTCGGCTATTCGATCCGCCGCGCGGACGACATGCCGGCGGTGGCGGCGGGCGCTCTTCCCGTGGCCTTCGGCGACTTCCGGGCGGGGTACACCGTGGTCGATCGCCTGGGCATCCGCACGCTGCGCGACCCGTATTCCTCGAAGCCCTTCGTGGAGTTCTACACGCGCGCTCGCGTGGGCGGCGACGTGACCGACTTTGAGGCCTTCGCCCTCCAGGTCGTCGGGGCCGGCTGACCTCTCGGCTCTCCTCTCTCTACGCCTCCGCGCGCGCCGGGTTCGCTCGGCGCGCCCCGCCATCTCGTCAAAATGGAGGGTCCCATGCGGGACATCGTCTCCCACCTGAACTTCAAGCGCGGCATCTCGCCCGCCGCGGCGATCGCCGATAACACCGCGGCCGTGTCGCAGATCCTCGATCGCATTGGCTACGAGTCCGCGGCGTTCGTGATCCTGACCGGCGCCCTCGCGGATGCGGACGCCACCTTTGCGGTGACGCTCGAGCACGGCGACCAGGCGAACCTGTCGGACGCCGCGGCGGTCCCCGCCGATCAGATGAACGGATCGCTCGCGAACGCCGGCTTCACCTTCGCGGCCGACGATCAGGTCCGCAAGATCGGCTACGTGGGCGGCAAGCGCTACGTCCGCGCGACGGTCACCCCCTCCGGAAACGCTGGCAACGCCTTCGTGGCCGGCGTTTGGGTGCTCGGCAAGCCGAACAACAGCCCGACGCCCGCCATCCCGAACTGAGCGGCGGCGCCTCGCGCGCCGCGGCTCTCATCGCGCCGCCGCCCGGCGGACCTCATTCACGCTTCAAACGGAGGCCGCACACATGGCCCGGATTGGCGTTGTACTGAAGCCGTTCCCCTACGCGGCAGACGGCATTACGGTCGAGCCCCTGCGCAAGGGCGACGAGCGATCATTCCCCGACCCGATTTTCGACGGCCTCGAGGCCGCTGGTTACGTCGAGGCCGGCAAGAAGGACAAGGCCCCCGATGGAGGCATGGGCTCTGATCTGGACGCCCGGTTCCTCGCCGCGTTCGACACGCGCCTCGCCGCGGCGTCGGACGAGGAGCTCAAGACGATCATTGCCCGCTCCGGCACGCCCTACACGGGCAACCTGATCCACGCGGAGATGGTCGCAGCGGCGAAGCTGCAGCTCGTGCGTGAGGCGGAGGGCGCGGAGCCGGTGACG